CCTTGAGTTGATAGCGGTCCAGCAGGTCGAGCATGAAGCTCAGCTGCAGCTGGCCGCGGAATTCGGACAGCTCGATGGTCTCCTCACCGTTGTACCCATCGAACCAGGCGGAGTTCCCGCCATTGCCGAAGGTCATCCGGTACCGATCGGGATACACCCGCTCGACGTACCGCGACTTGCCGCTCCCGGACGGGCCGATGAGCAGGACAATCTCGGGCTGGCGCCCTCGCTTAGCGCCCCACGTGCACATAGCGCTCTTCAGCGCACGCTCGTGGCGCACAAACATCCCGAACCCGTACTTCTCGATGAGATCCATCATGGAAGCACCCGCGCGAATATCTGCGAACACGCGGTCCAGAGCCTTGCCCGCCTGGTGGGACTCCCCCTCGTCGCCGACGGGGTCGCCAATCTCCACAGGCTCCGTGCCAGGAACACGGGACTCTGGCTTGGTGCAGTACGTCTTGTTCTGCGCCGCAGTGCCGCGCGCAGCTGCGATGCAGGCGCCCGGCATATACTGCGCGAACACCAGCGTACGAGTGCGATGGAAGGTCCACCGCTCCTTGAGCTCCAGATACCCTTGGATATGAAGCCGGGAAGTTGTCGGACACAGCTCCGCCTGTCCGACGATATACACCAGGTGCTCGGAGATGCCCACCTCGCGCACGACGTCCAAGGCGGCCTGCGCCGCGTCGCCGTCGGTCACGGCCACGTCACGCGGAGGGTACCACGTGAAGGGCCAGAATTTGGTCTGCCGGGCGGGCATCGCGCCGGGCAGGGAGGCAGGAGAGGGGAGAGGCAGATGGTCAAAAGGTTTTAGAGCGTGAGGTTCCCCTCAATAAATTAGGGGGGTAGGGGTGGGGAACCCTTTATTTACACCATTTCGTCGATCATCAGCACCTCGCGCGGCTCGACCCCATGCCACGCCTTCGCCTCGTTGAGCGCGGCGTGCGCGGCAGGCCCCGCATCGGCGCGCGCCAGGCAGGCGCTGCCGCACAGGGGGGCCTTCTTCTTTTTGCCGAGGCAGAGGCCCTCGTCATGGCGCGCCCACCAGCGCGCCTCCACCTCATTCACCCTCGCTCGAGCGTGGGTGAGGGTGTTACGCCAGCGGGCAAGCCGCTGACGCAGAACGAGGCAGTCCTCTGCCTCGATATGGGCCACCAGGTGTGCCACCTGGTCCATGGCCTCTGTCAGGTCCCCAACGGCATCCAGATAGGAATCCGTCAGGTCCTTCAGGCACCCCTCCGATCCGAGAGACTCACCCTCTGATTCTATTTTGGAATCAAGGCGCTCTGCGGAAAAGCTGCGCTTGTGCGAGGCAAGCGACCTCGGGGCGCTGGCCATCGAGCCGTAGGGCAGGAGAGGGGCAGGCCGGAGGATTTAAGAGGGGGTGGCTCCGTAGAACCGAAAGCACACTGTTTCTGAACTACTCATGAACCCGCGCCGCAGACGCATAGCACTGCTGATGGGTTGCGCAGATGCGCAAACCCGCAATCGCGGGAGGGACACACGCAGGTCTACCGCAAACCTATCGGGTCACGGTTCGATCCTGGTCAATGGATATAGAGACCTACACTTTTTTAGGGTTTGGGGTTTACATTCAAAGTGTGGATATATCACTGAGGCGCGCGCGGCGCTGCGCGCAACCAATCGTTAGCGAGATCAAGCTCGTCCCGATCACCCTCCGTAATAAGAGCACGAAACGCTGCCAGTGAAACGGGGCCACCGTTCTCGCGCAGCCACCGCACAGCAGCACGCTGCGCCGCACTGCGGCCACCAGCAGTTCCGACAATGCGCGCCGCAGCGCGCAACGCGTTAATGCGACCAGCAGCTATAGCAGCAGCATCACGAGCGCGAAGCGCAGCAGGGCCGATCGTCATGCCATACTGAGGACGACGACGAGCACGACCGTACTGGCCCTTAGCCATAGCGCAACGCCCTGCGATGGGCAAGTACCGCTTACCGCCGTTAGCAAAGCACGGCGGGTATACGCCAAAAACGTACTCGCGTTACGAAACGTACGTAGCGCAGCCGGACGACACGGTCCGGGAGGTGCTTACAGGGGCGGGCGCTTATAAGCTGCGCAACGCTTATGACAACCTTAAGCGTAAGAAATTCGCGGGAACTATAGCCGCACTAGCCGTCGGTGCTTACAAACATCGGCACACTGCCAAACGGCTGTACGACTTCGTCAAATCCACTCAAGAAAAGCGACGGGCGCGGCAAGCGAACCGTCGACAGTGGGACCAAGCCCACACGCCACCGAACCGGCGGCTCAACTTCGGTCAGATAGAACCCCCGAAGATCAAGGGCAAGAGAAGCGCGCGGAGCGCGCGCTCCACGGCATGGACGCACGCGGAACTGTAATACATCCACTCTTACGCGCGCCGCTCCGACGGATCCAAGCACCGCCGTCGCAGCGGGCGTGCTCGTAACTTTCTTCTTGTCCCTTGTTACCGTGGCAGCAACGCACAGCGCACTTCACGTCCACTACAAGGACCTCGACGTAGACGTCGAACCATGCCCTATGCAAAGCGTACCGCCAGCCGCTCTCGCAGCCGCGCTCCCGCGCGTCGGCCGACAAAACGCACTAAGCGAGTGGGCGGCACCTCTCGCAAAAGCTACGCACCAGTCTCGATTGGCACGACCAACCGAACTACCGCCATGAGCAACCACAAGATGGTGCAGGTGTCTGACACCTGCACCCGTATCTATGGACGCTCATACCTGGGGAACGTCGATAACAACGTCGTAGCCGGTAACGCCGTCATCGCAGTCGGCCCGCCAACTGTCGTGGCGGGAGCCAACGGCAACGAGTACGGCCTCGTGTTCGATATCAACCCGACGCTGCTAGGAGACCGCGTCGCGGTCATGGCCGGCACCTACGACAAGTACTGCTACCAGTCTATGAAGTTCACATACACTCCGCAGTGCTCGTCTACGCAGGTCGGCAGCGTCGTCCTCGCGTTCGAGCGCGACCCGCAGGGCATCCTTGCAAACCCGGCGTCAACCACCTACATGCAAGAAATCATGTCCTACGAACACGCCGTGCTCACGCCGGCGTGGCAGGCAACCTCCGTCACGTACAAGCGCGACCCGCAGGAAATGAAGACGTGGTTTATGAGCGGAGATCAAGCCGCCCTCACCACGCGTGAAACGTCCCAGGGCGTACTGCTGGCATACGTCAGCCAGACAGGCAACACGCCAGTTAACCTGGGCTTCATCACAATCGACTACGTGCTCGACTTCATCGCACCTAACATCATGCCAAGCAAGGCAGTTCCGATGCAGCCAGAGCAGTTCCAAAAGTCAAGCTACAACTGCCTAGGCATCGCCGCCATCGCAAACACGGGCGGCAGTCCGTGGTTCCAGATCAACGATTCCGGCTTCAACGCAGGCGACATCATCGAATGCGTATACGCCGGACCGGCGCCGTGCACCGGCTTCCGCTCGCAAGTCAACGAGTCGTTCGCCGAGGCAAAAATCAACCCCGGCGACAAGCTATACATCTCCGTCGCCTCAGTGGCGTCGGCAGCAGGAGGCGCAACCGTGTTCGCGCTAAAGCAGTGCATCATCTGCACGAATCTCGCCTCCGCCCTTGGCAGCGCATCGCGCACCAACAACGCAATCGCCGCCGGCGACGTCCTCCCGGCTGGGTGCCTCGTGCCGACCAACTCTGCACTAAACGTCTGTCCGTTCAACGGCGAAGCGCGCGACTCCGTCGCGGCTATTGCAAAGAAGCGCTACCTCTACTACCGCAAGATCGTCGAGGGCGGCCAGCAAGACACGTCCGCCTAGGACTGCGCGGCGCTCCAAGAGGAGGTGGCAGCGCTGGAAACCACAGTATTCCAATACCAGCACGTGAGATCGCGCGACGACGCGATCACCCACTTCGGCTACGCAGACTACGTGGAGATCGTGCTAAACCAGCGGTATCCAAACACGACACCGCATACTAACGCGCAAGTGCTCGACTTCTATAAGCAAAGCGCGACAACCTCGCACCTAAGCAAAGGCTTGGCCGAGGCAGACGCCGGACGCTGGCTAATGGCCAACGACGGCGGCCTACGGCCAGGGGCAAACCTGGCCGGCGTTCATTTCATAGTCGGGGGCTACAAATGCTATATGCAGCCCAATGACACAGAACTGGACTATTACATAGGAAATGAACTGTAACGCGAGTTTTGCAGGGCAAGGCCCTTTCTCGCTATTAAAACAACCCGCCTAACGGCGGACGCAGGGGCTCCGCCCCTAGCAACCCCGACTGCGTACAAACCATTCACTCGGTTCGACAAGGCTCCGCTCCCTCACTCTAGACGCAGAAGACAACAGGGGGGACTCGCCCCCTGCCCCCCTTAATTGGTTCCTTGTTAGTTACCTCGCCTTGGCAAAACCCGTGGGCCCCTACCCCCGAGTTGTGCCGTTCAGGTAACGTAACGTAACCAACCACTTGGTAATATTAGTCAAGTGGTTGGTGACGTGTCGCTTCGTATGGGGCCAAACTCGCGCCTGTGTCCAAGGCGCCTCCGGCGCCTTGGACTTATATAGATTGGTACTCTTAGCTGGCAGCGCCCCTAGGCTATTAAACAAGGGAGGGAGCTTAGGTCGCTGTTTAGCAGTAAGAGTACATATAGCTATTACACTAGTCATCCGCCTGCGCCAGGCGGTTCTCCGTCTGATAGCGCGGCCGCTTCCCGAACTCCTCGATGCGCCGCAGCAACGGCCGCATCTTTTCCGCACGGTTCTCGAGGCCGGGGTACCAGTCATCCGGCTCCTCGTTGGAGGTGATCACGATGGTCGACGCGATGAACTGGACAGTGCCGCCCTTGGTCTGCACCTTGAGCTGATAGCGGTCCAGCAGGTCGAGCATGAAGCTCAGCTGCAGCTGGCCGCGGAATTCGGACAGCTCGATGGTCTCCTCACCGTTGTACCCATCGAACCAGGCGGAGTTCCCGCCATTGCCGAAGGTCATCCGGTACCGATCGGGGTACACCCGCTCGACGTACCGCGACTTGCCGCTCCCGGACGGGCCGATGAGCAGGACAATCTCGGGCTGGCGCCCTCGCTTAGCGCCCCACGTGCACATAGCGCTCTTCAGCGCACGCTCGTGGCGCACAAACATCCCGAACCCGTACTTCTCGATGATATCCATCATGGAAGCACCCGCGCGAATATCTGCGAACACGCGGTCCAGAGCCTTGCCCGCCTGATGGGACTCCCCCTCGTCGCCTACGGGGTCGCCGATCTCCACAGGCTCCGTGCCGGGAACACGGGACTCTGGCTTGGTGCAGTACGCCTTGTTCTGCGCCGCGGTACCGCGCGCCGCGGCAATGCAGGCGCCCGGCATGTACTGCGCGAACACCAGCGTACGAGTGCGGTGGAACGTCCACCGCTCCTTGAGCTCCAGATATCCTTGGATATGAAGCCGGGAGGTTGTCGGGCACAGCTCCGCCTGCCCGACGATATACACCAGGTGCTCGGAGATGCCCACCTCGCGCACGACGTCCAAGGCGGCCTGCGCCGCGTCGCCGTCGGTCACGGCCACGTCACGCGAAGGGTACCACGTGAAGGGCCAGAATTTGGTCTGCCGGGCGGGCATCGCGCCAGGCAGGGAGGCAGGAGAGGGGGTGGCAGATGGTCAAAAGGTTTTAGAGCGTGAGGTTCCCCTCAATAAATTAGGGGGATAGGGGTGGGGAACCCTTTATTTTACACCATTTCGTCAATCATCAGCACCTCGCGCGGCTCGACCCCATGCCACGCCTTCGCCTCTTCAAGGGCGGCGTGGGCCTCAGGCCCCGCCTCGGCGCGAGCCAGGGGGGCCTTCTTCTTTTTGCCGAGGCAGAGGCCCTCGTCATGGCGCGCCCACCAGCGCGCCTCCACCTCATTCACCCTCGCT